TCTTCAGTACTAACACTCCTAACAATGTCTCCTCTAATGCTGCTGACTTGCACCGACTGGCATTAGCAAGTGGAAAAGACGGGACAGGCTATCATTACGTATTTACAAGATCTGGGAATATACAAAGAGGAAGACCTGTAGACAACGAAACTCTTAAGAGCGTATTGCTACCCAACAACCACCATGAAAGATCTGTTATTATAACATTAGTAGGCGGTATTGACGTTGAAGCAGGGAAAGGTATAAATTATAGAGATTATTATAGTTCTAGTTCCTATACACAGCAGCAGATTAGACAATTAAAACTATTTTTAAAGTCTTTCTATGCAGTAAAGCCTGGTATACAAGTATTTGGTGCTAGTCAAGTAAATATAAATCACGCTGGACCTCATATCGATATAGATGCTTTTATTGCTAACTCATTTAAAAAGAAAAATAAATTAGATTATGATCCCAGTATTAATCCTCCTTTAGAAAGAAAAGACCTAGTGTAATGCCTGAGATTTATACTGATAACGACCTTAACAAAGAATTAGAGAATCGCTCTGATGTTCAACATGAAGATCCTCGCGGTGAATTTCCTGCAGCTGAATATTTTAATTCCTCTAGTGTTAATTATGCTGCTACTGGATCTAGAAAGAATGAACTATACTTTAAAGGTAAAGCTGCAGCTGCAGTATTAGAAGAGGAGTCAGAGGATATTATAGCTTCTGAATATCCTTTATGTCAAATACAAGAAACTATTTCGGGTCATATTATTGAGACAGATGATACTCCAGGCGCAGAACGCATACTAATAAAGCATAATTCAGGAGCAGGTATTGAACTAACCAAAGACGGTGGAGTTAAGATAAGCTCTCTAGATAATCAGATTAATGTTACTGGAGGTGATCAGACTATCATTGTTGAAGGTGAAGGTCAACTAATTTATAAAGGTAATCTTAACCTTAAAGTAACAGGCGATTTTAATGTAGACTGCCTCAACTACAATGTTACTGTGAGAGGTAATAAAGTAGAAAAGATTCTTGGTAACATCAAGCAATCTATTGCTGGTAATATTGAAAAGTTAGTTGGAGGCTCTTATGTAAAAGCTGTTACTCAAGCAGTAACAAATACTTTTCTTGCTGGTAAGAAGCAAAATATTAAAGGTGAATATATTAATAGAGTAGAAGGGTCTGCAAGATATTCTACAAGTGATGATACCAAAATTACTGCAGAAGATAAGCTTACTGTATCTTCTAACAATATGAATCAGTTTGCTAACTCTATGGCAGTTACTGCTAAGTCAGGTACTATTGGTAATCCTAATATGGTATTTTCAGGTAAAGGAGCTGTGTTTGAAGCAGGAGTAACAGCACCAACATTTCATGGAGACTTAGATGGCACTGCTACTACAGCTACAGTAGCACAGTCTCAGAACTATGCGGATCCAAGTACTGGAGGAGGTGTTGGGTCAGCAGGAACTATTACGAATACAGCAACCCCTGCTATTACAAAACCTAGCGACTCTATCATTGATGATTATCTCACTAAGTCAGCTGGTGGTATAAACAGAGTAAAGATTGATGTAGGAGACTTTATTAAAAATTATCTAGATAGAAGTGTGGATACTGGAGGCATATCTAATTCTGAAATAACACCAGATAAAGCAAGATCACGTCTTAGAGATGCTTCTAATAGAGGTAACTCTTCTTTTGTATCCCATTTGCTTGCTGAAGGTGTAATTAGTAGAGAATGGAATGCTCCTATTCCAAAAGGCACAGGCAGAATTATTTCATCAGATGCAACTCCAGTTTCTTCCCATTCAGAGTTTGATCGTATCGGATCTCAGACTGACAATAAACTATCTGCCTTTTTACCTAAGAGAGCTAATCCTCATATTTTACCAGAAGAAGAGTACAATCCCTACAGACAGAAAGAGATAACAGCATCTACTAAGCTTATTGAAGGTATTACTATCTCTAAGTTCTTAGGTACTGATGATCCTACTAACATAGACTTTATTAGAGATCAGGCAGTAAGAGTAGAAATAGCAAAATATCTTTATATTCATGCGCGCATTATCAAATTAGTGCAAGATAATAAAACAGAATTTAAAGATGTTAATCTAGAAATAGCTGAAAGTATTTACAAACCGGGTCCTTCCGAGACTATCACTCCTGGTTCTTTAAACGATTTAAAATTAAAAGGACGTACTGTAGTATATAATGTAGTTGATAACGGTGGAGCATCAAACAATCAAAGAGCGTTTGATGTTGCTATATTTTTAAAAGATAATGCAGTGTATGATGAGCTAATACTTTCATATGACACTATCGACGTAGATACAAATACAGGTAAAGAAAAACTTTCTTGTAGAATTATTATCACTCTACCGGAAATAGATAAAAACTGGATCGGCACATTTAATCGTAACGTAAAAACTGAATTTAACTATAACGATCTTACTTCTGGAGATATGGTAGAAGTACTACCTCAAAGTAGATTTGAATCTGAATTTGACGGTGTACTTTCTATAGGTGGGGATTATGGTATTAACTTGAACTCTAATATGAATCCTAACATAAAAAGAGAAGGTGATAAAACACATCCAAGTATATCCCCTGGAGCTGTAGATAATATGAGTGCACTATTAGCTAATCAATATACTCTTATGCAGCAATATTATGGTGGCAAGCTTATTATTAATGATGCATTACCTAAAGCTAACACTTCAAGAAAGGTTGCCAAAGTAGATAATGGGTATAATCAGCATTGGTTTGGTAAAGCATTAGATATTAGCGTTGCAGGGATGAGTAATGCACAAAAAGATAAACTAGTAGCAGCTGCAACTAAAGCAGGATTTAAAGGCTTTGGATTTGGCAATACTATTCTGCATATTGATATAGGCGTTAGAAGAGTATGGAGTTACGATAATACACATTTTGCTGGAAGAGAAGTAGGTAGTATACGAGAGCAAGATGGTTACTGGTTTCAATATATTAGAGCAAATGCTGCTTCTTAAGTATATAAATAAAGAAAAAAACAGGCTAAAATGACAAATCGAGTTTTATCAGTACAAGACGGGAATTTAGAGACCAGCATTATTGTCTCTAGAGTAAAAAAGTTTTCTGATGTTGATATATCTTTTACTGCTAAACCTAACGGAGAAATCTATAAGAAGGTAGATGCTGCAGCGGTTAAACAATCTGTAAAAAATATTGTACTTACTAATCATTATGAAAAACCGTTTCAACCATTCTTTGGTGGTAATATTGCAAATATGTTATTCGAGATGGCTGATGGTACAACCACGGCTTCTTTAAGAAAAACTATCAAAGAGTCTATTGAAGTATACGAGCCGAGAGCGCAAATACAAGATATAAAAGTCGAAACAAATCCTGATTATAATTCAGTAAATGTTACTATAATTTTTCAAGTAGTAAATTCAAGAGAGCAAGTTACTCTATCTACAACACTTTCAAGGTTAAGATAAATGGCAACAACTATAAAATCAACAGCTTTAGATTTTAATAATATAAAAAATAATTTAAAATCTTATTTAGCTAATAAAGATGAATTCAAAGATTATAACTTTGAGGGTGCTGCTCTTTCTAATATTCTTGACGTGTTAGCATACAACACTCACATAAACGGTCTTATTGCTAATTTTGCTTTAAATGAATCTTATCTTAGTACTGCTCAGTTAAGAAGCTCTGCTGTATCTTTATCAGAAGGCTTGGGTTACGTTCCAGACACTAAAACATCTTCTCAGGCAAAGATTAGAATATATTTTACTAATACAGAGACATCAAGAACTAAAAAGGTTACTCTTCCTGCTTATACTAAATTCACAAGTGAAGTAGATGATGTGACATACACATTCTCTACTATTGAATCAATAGAGGCAGAAGATGATGGAACTGGGTTTTATGAATTTAAAACAGCTTCTGGCTTAAATCAAATTACAGTGTATGAAGGGGATGTAAAGACTAAGACTTTCCTTGTAGGAGAAGTTATTGACAACCCTGTTTATATTATTCCTGATTCTAATCTAGATGCTGATACAGCCTTAGTGAAAGTATATACAGATACTACAGGTAATGATTTTTCCACATATTCTAATATAGTAAATGCAAGAAGTATTAGTTCAAGAACTACAATTTACATTCTAAGAGAATCACCTAACGGTAACTTTGAATTATCATTTGGTGATGGAGAAACATTTGGCATTGCACCTTCCGCTGGAAATAGGATTGAGATTCAATATATCTCTACTAATGGTGAAGTGGCTAATGGAGCTACATCATTTGCTCCGGTATCTCAACTTACAGCAGGTAATATTACAGTATCATTAAACACTACTACATTTAATAATTCTACCGGCGGTGACGATAAAGAGAGCATTGCTTCGATTAAAAAGAATGCACCTTTTCAGTACGCTGCGCAAAACAGAATGGTTACATCTGCAGATTACACCGCTTTAATTTTAAAGCAGTATTCTACTCTGATTAAAGATATCACTACCTTTGGAGGTCAAGATGCTCTAGAGCCTGAGTTTGGAGCAGTATTTACTTCTATATTGTTTGAAGATGATGTAGATGAAGCAACTAAAGCTTCCACCAAGATTGATATTGAAAGTTTAGCTGAGCAGGTAGCTATATCAGGATTTAATATTAGATTTGCAGATCCAGTTACAACATTTGTAGAGCTAGATACATTCTTTCAATTTAATTCCACTCTTACAGATCAAACATTAAATGCTATTACATCTAACGTTACTAATACAGTTAGTACATATTTTGCAGATACTGTAGGAGGTTTTGGTCAATCATTTAGAAGATCCAACCTTCTAACCCTGGTTGATGATGTCAGCTCTGCTGTTCTTTCTAGTAGAGCAAATATAAGAATGCAACAGCGTTTTATTCCTTCATCTCCCAATCTTATAGTTGTTATAAACAGTTTAACTAGCAATAGGATTGCTAATGATTCAGTAACACTTAATTATGTAGTTAAACTTGTAACGTCTAATCAGCATGATAAAGCCGCTACATTTTTAATTAACAACAAATATGCTACTTCTTCTAACTTTAATACAGTAAGAACAGAACTACTTGGTGCTTCTATTTCTACTTCTCAAACTATGAAGTTTCCTGTATCTATAGCCACTACAGATGATGATGAATATATAATAACAAGTAGTAGTTTTGTGTTTAATAATAAAACCTGTAAGATTCAAAACAAGCTTTCTAGTAATGACTTACAAATAGTGTTAGTATCTGGAGCAGAAGTGATTGTAGATAATATTGGTTCCTTTAACTCTGTACTTGGTACGGTATCTGTTAATTATTTTAACCCTCAATCTATTATTGGTGGGTTTACATATGTTAAACTCGCAGCAGTGCCTGCTAATCAAAGCGCTATTACTCCTTCAAGAAACGACCTTCTAGTTTATGATGCTGATGCGTCTACGACTAAGGCAGTATCAACGAATGCTCTTAACTAATGACACATAAAAGAGACTTAACCTTATTAGATAATAACCGTAAAGTATTACCTTTCCATAGAGCGGAAATC